ATTTCCGGTCAAGATGGATCTTATATGCTTGATTACTTGCTTGAGAATACCGATTATAATATTTTTGGTGCAGTTAGAAGACTTTCTATACCTAACTATTCTAATTTCTCACGACATTTAAACAATAAAAGACTTAATCTTGTAACCGCTGACCTTTCTGATTCTCAATCAATTGACAACATAGTAAGAGAAGTTAATCCTGATTATTTTATTAATTTTGCAGCGCAATCTTTCGTAGGTTCAAGCTGGCAAATTCCTGAACAAACATTTGACGCTGGCGCTATGGGTGTGTTAAGGTGCCTTGAGGCTGTGCGTAAACACTCTCCAAAATGCAGGTTTTATAATGCTGGAAGCTCTGAAGAGTTTGGAGATGTAAAGTATATCCCTCAAGATGAAAAGCATCCATTGTCTCCAAGATCTCCATATGGAGCCGCAAAGTGTGCCTCAAGACATATAGTAAAAATTTACCGTGAGTCTTATAATCTTTTTGCAATTCAAGGTTATCTTTTTAATCATGAATCCCCGAGAAGGGGAGAAGAGTTTGTCACTCGAAAAATTACCAAAGGAGTAGCCAGAATTTTTAAAGCTATTAAAAATGAACAGCCTTTTGAGCCTATCCATTTAGGAAATGTTGACGCAAAAAGAGACTGGAGCCATGCTATAGATTTTGTTGATGGAGTATGGAAGATGCTTAACCAAGAACATCCCAATGAGTATGTCCTTTCTAGTAATGGAACCCACACTATTAGAGAATTCGTTGAGCTAGCATTTAAAGAAGCTGGTGTAGAAGGGTTTTGGCATGGTCATGGGACGAGTGAAGAATTTTCCATCTCCACTGAATACGCCATCAAGAACGAAGTCAACTCCTCTGCTCTGGTTAAAATTGATCCAAAATTCTTTCGCCCAGCAGAGGTAGAGCTTTTACTTGGAGATTCTTCCAAAGCTCGCCAAGAATTAGGATGGAGTCCAAAATGGTCTTTCCATCAATTAGTAAAAGACATGGTCGCTTGTGATTTAAACTCTTAAAATGGCAAACTGCAAAGAAATCGTTTTAAAATTCGTAAAAGAAGGGCACATAGTTTGGTCAAGGGATATGAAAGCCGCAGCGAGGCTTTTGAAAAAGTTCCCTGATAAAGACTTTTGGGATTGGGTTGAGCCTTATCCTTTGGTGCCTAACCTACATTTTTTGCAATCTCCAGATAACATTGGAATACTAAATGACAGGTACAGGTTGTTTCTCCAGCAGAAACACCTCAAGCAATCGAAAGAAAAGCTCAAAGAAAGCTTTGACTCAAAGGCTGCAATCAGCTACAATCAAGAGGACACAAAAGTGGGCGAAGATATTCAAATCATCAAAAAGCCTAGAACCTTAAAAGAATTTCTTAATTATGGCACGACCTCCGAAAACACAGCAGCCTGAAGAAAAAATCTCAGCAGTTGGAGCCTCAAGCAGACTCCATGCTATTTTAAGTAATAAAGATCACAAAGATGATCACTTTAATTTTCAAGAAGCGGTAACTTGGAAGATTTCTACGGGCAGTTTACTTTTGGACGCTGCGGTAGGTGGAGGCATTACCCCTTCTCTTATCCGTCTTTGCGGGCCAAACAATGAAGGCAAAACGCCTCAAGCATTAGAAATTTGCAGAAATTTCCTTTTAGAGATTCCAAAGAGTAGAGTGGTCTGGGTCTTGGCAGAGGGTCGCCTCTCTAAGGAAAATAGAGAACGCTGCGGTATCAAGTTCGTCACTGACGCTTCGGAATGGACTGATGGTTCAGTTTTCATCCTTGAGTCTAATGTTTACGATTTAGTAATTGATGTCATTAAGGACCTTGTTCTTAATAATGAAGAAGATAACCGTTATTGTTTTGTTATCGACTCGATGGACGGCCTCATCTTAAAGAGAGACAAAGATACAAGCCCAGCAGACGCGAGCAAGGTCGCCGGAACTCAAGTCATCAGCAAGAAGCTTCTACAATCACTAAGTATTGGAATGTTTAAGCATGGTCATCTAATGATTGCGGTTAGCCAGATTACTTCTGAAATTAAGATCGATCCCTATGCTAAAAACGCTCCAAGAGGAGGAATGTTCAGTGGCGGAAATGCGCTATTGCATTGGGCTGACTTTATCCTAGAGTACAGCACGACAGCGATGGGAGACTATATCCTTGACAATCCAGCAGGGAAGATGAATGACGGCAAGACTAAATCGATTGGAAAGTATTCCAAAGTAATGATTCAAAAGTCCACCAGTGAAGCTACTCGTAAAAACATTATCCAATATCCTATTAAATTTGGCAAAAAGCCTTCTGGCATCTGGGTGGAATACGAGATTCTCGACTGTTTACTGATGTGGGATCTTGTAGTCGCAAAGGGAGCTTGGATTACTGTTGACGATTCTTTGGTTGAAGAGCTTAAAAATATTGGAATTGAAATGCCCAAACAGCATCAAGGAAGAGAGAATTTCAGAAAATGGCTTGAAGAAAATGAACAGGCTACTAAATATCTCTTCGGCAAGCTTAAAGCTGTTCAATCAAAATGAAGTTATATTCTGTAACTGGCAGAATAATTAATAAAAATGTTTCCCAATTTTCAATAGATTGGGATAAAGAATCTCGCTCGAAGATACAGTTTCAAGTCAAGCAATTCCTAAAGCCATTTTGGAAGACGCATTCCTGTTACGAAGAATTCCCCGTCTTTGGAAGCAGGATGAAGGTCGATTTTATCAATATCTCTCGCAAGATAGCAATAGAGGTAAATGGCGACCAACACTCTTCTTTTAATAAGTTTTTTCATAACAACTCAAGACTTAATTATCTTAATTCTATAAAAAGAGATTACAAAAAATCTATATGGTTAGAGAAAAATGGCTTTCAATTAATAGAATTAGAGACCTCTGATTTAAAAAAATTAAGCTACGACTATATAAATCATACATTCAATATCTCGTTGGTGTAATATAAGCTGTGGCAAAAAATAAAGAATTCCATTTCCCGGAAAGCATTCTATCCCAGATAGATGAATGTTCGCAGGGAGGATTCTTGCTTTTTACTTTTGACAAAAAGGGGATGCCAGAAGTAAGATCTAAATTCGATAATGCACAGAACGCAATGGCTATGCATTATTACATAAATAATTGGCTTAGTGCAGTTGAGCAAATTAATTTAGAGAACACAATCCACAACATTATCGCTTCTGATCAAAACGATGAAGACGACGATGAAGACGGCGAAGATGGTACTGCTAGTAAATGACTCTTTTTTTAGTTAAATGAAGCTTTCCTCTATTAAGGTAGAGCAGCACTTGCTTGGTGCGCTCATTAGAAATTCAGAAGCGTTTTATGATATAGATCATTTTATATCAGAAATTGATTTTACAAATGATGTCAATGGTACAATATATTCAATAATCCGTCAGATATGCAACGCTAAAGAGAAAGTAGATAAAGTAATTCTGGCTCAGAAAATCCAGAATCTTGGCATCTCTTTCCAAGAAGACCTTGACATATATGACTATATTGATTGTCTTTCTCTGACAGTTTCAACAAAAGAATCTGCATTTAAATACGCTCAAGAACTAAAACAGTTCTCTATTCGCCGCGATATAAAAAGCATGGCTCAAAGGATAATAGAAACAGTTTCTGCTAATCCTGAGAAAAATGCCAATCAAATCATAGCTGAAGTAGACTCCATATATGGCGAAAAGATTAATTCTTTTGATGCCACTGAAGAGATTAGAAACATATTCGATGACATAGAGTGTTTCATTGAAGAAAAAGGCAATAATCCTCAAGATGAATCAGGTATAGATTTACATTATCCAGAGTTTGCAAGGCTCTATGGAGGCTTGAGGAATGGCAATGTTTACGCAATCGTTAGTCGCCCCGGTCAAGGCAAAAGCTCATTCTTGGTCGAAATGTCTCTTGGAGCTTATTTAAAGAATAAGAAAGTTAATGTTCTTTATCTTGACACTGAGATGTTTTCACAAGATGTCAAACTTCGCATTGCTGCGGCAAAGACAGGTGTTCCTTTTTGGCATATTGATACAGGAAACTGGCGCAAAGACCCTGAGATGGTTACTAAAATCAGAGGCTTCTTAAAAGAATTTAGTAAATACAATTACACACATCATTGTGTCGGCAATAAAGGAATTGACGAGATTGTTTCTTTTATTCGCAGATGGTATTACAGTAAGGTTGGAAGAGGGAATCCTGCACTTATTTGCTATGATTATGTTAAACTTACCGGAGAAAAGGTGGGTCAAAACTGGGCGGAGCATCAAGCTATCGGCGAAAAGATTGATAAGCTCAAAAAGATTTCAGAAGAAATCAATGCCCCTCTATTTACTGCAATGCAAATGAATAGGTCTGGCGAGAATTTTAATAGAAACGCTGGAGACGTAACGGATGATAGTTCTGCAATCGCCCTGTCTGATCGTCTTCAATGGTTCGCCAGCTATGTCGGAATTTTCCGAAGGAAAACCCTTGACGAAATAGAGCGCGATACGCCAGACTTCGGTACACATAAACTGATAACTTTGAAAAGCCGGTTCCAAGGCAAAAATGCTGCTGGGCATCAAGATCTTCTGAGAAGGAGAAATGATCATGGCGACGAAAAATATGTTCAAAACTTTATCAATTTTCAGATTAATAATTTTAGCGTAGAAGAGAGAGGTTCCTTGGCTAATATTATTGAGAGAGAGCGTCAGACATTTTCATTGAATGATGCCAATCCCAATGATGGTTCTTTGTTATGAGCGACATAAAAGAAATACTTAACAACATCGGTTATCAAAACCTTAAAGACTTCGGTAGTTGGTATAGAACTCGTCCAATTTATAGAAGTTCTGATAACGATACAGTCTTAGCTATAAATAAAAATACTGGCTATTGGTATGACTACAAACTCTGTAAAGGTGGCAGATTAAGCGAACTAGTTCAAATTACCCTTAATCTAAATGATCTAGATTATGCAGATAAGATGCTTTTTGAGAAGTTTAACTTCACAGGAATTGTATCTAATCCAGAGAAAACAATCATTAATCAAGTAAAAATTTATGATGAATCAATGCTTGCTAGTCTTGCAAAAGACCATTCTTATTGGTCCAAAAGAGGAGTCAGAGAAGAAACTGTAGCTGAATTTAAAGGAGGAGTAGCTAAGAAGGGGAATATGATTAATCGTTACGTTTTCCCTATTTACAATCCTTCTGGTAAAATCGTAGGTTTCAGCGGTAGATCATTAGCCGATTCAAATAGACCTGACTTTATAAAATGGAAGCATCTTGGGGCTAAAAAAGAATGGGTTTATCCAACTTTCTTTAGTAAGAGTTCTATTACTGAAAGTAAAATAGTCTTTCTCATTGAAAGCATTGGAGACATGCTAGCTTTATGGCAAGCTGGCTATAAGAATGTAATTGTGACTTTTGGGCTAGCCATCTCTCCTAAAATAACAAAATTTCTATTAGAAAATTCTGTTCAACAAGTTGTTATTGCTTTTAATAATGATTCTTTTAATAATTCTGCCGGTAATGAGGCTGCGAAAAAAGCTCATTCCAAGCTACTGATGTTTTTCGACGAAAATCAAGTGAAGATAAAACTCCCTCCCAAAAAAGACTTTGGATTAATGAGTAAAAACGAGATAGACTTATACATGAAGGAATTCAATGGATAAGAAAGAAGTCTACCTATCCGCATCCAGAATTAAAACTCTGGAGACTTGTTCATGGTCTTATTACTGTAAGTATCATTTAAATATTCCTGAGAGGTCTAATTCAGGAGCAAAGCGCGGTACAATTTGCCACTTAGTATTTGAATTACTTCTTAATCCTCGTCATAAGAATATTTATAATGAAATTATCTCCTCTGAAAATCCATTATCTTGCAATGCGATTTCAAGATTGATAGGAAAGCATACCAAGAGAGAAGGCATCTTTAATCCCGAAGATCTTGCGCTAATCAATAAAATGATTGTCGTTGGTCTTAAAAGCGACTTCTTTCCAAAGGGCGGCGACATTCAAAACCCTGAGTTTGAATTCAAAATCGAAAGAGACGGCTATAAGGCTAGAGGTTTCATCGATCTTCCAATTCTTTATAAGAAAGAAAAGAAGAGCAAAATTAGAGACTACAAGTCCAGTAAGGCAAAATTCAGAGGAGAAGAGTTGACGGCCAACGTACAGGCGATGTTGTACTCTATTGCTTCTAAAATCTATTGGCCCGAGTACGAACCAGAAGTAGAATTTATCTTCCTTAGATTTCCTAAAGCTCCCGTACAGCCTATAAAATTTACAGATGATGAATTGTCTGGATTTGAGATTTATCTTAAGCATGTTTACGGTAAAGTAAGCAACTTCTCTGAACAAGATGCAAAACAAAACTTTGCCGCAGATGACATAAAAACTAAATGGTTATGTCAGGCAGGAGCTACTTGGGTTTGTCCTTTTAAGAATGAGATGTGGTTCTATTCTATTTATGATAAGGACGATAAATTTGTAAAGAGCTTTTTTACAGCAGAAGAAGCGAAAGCAGCGAAGAAAGACGATTCTCAAGTCATCAAAAAATTTAAGTACGAAGGTTGCCCTAGATGGAAATAACTCTTATTTATGAAAGTATTACCTCTTTTTAAAAGCCATTACAGTATCGGCAAATCAATCTTAACCCTAGATAAAGTCGGTTCTTCTTCTAAAGAGGGTTCCTCTTCTATAGTAGACATCGTTAAAGAAAATAAACTAGACCAAGTTTTCCTTGCAGAGGATAATATGAGTTCTTTTCTTGATGCTTTTAAAAACTTTAACTCAATTAAGGTTCCATTCTTTTATGGTCTCAGGTTAGAGCTATGCCCGGACATTAACGAAAAGACCGAAGAGTCTTTAAAGAAAAGCAGCAAAATAATAATTTTTGCTAAAAATGGCAATGGATACAAGAAACTGATTAAGATATTCAGCATTGCTGCGACAGACGGGTTTTATTATACCCCAAGAATAGACGAAAAAACCTTGACGCAAGAGTGGGACGAGTCTAGCTTAAAACTATGCGTCCCGTTCTATGATTCGTTTTTATTTAATAATGCGATGTCTTATTCTTTGTGCTGCCCAGAATTAACGTTCACAAAACCGACCTTCTTCATTGAAGATAATAATCTACCATTTGATCAGATAGTGAAGCAAAAGGTGATTAAATTTTGCTCAGACAAGTATGAGACTATCCCTTGTAAGAGTATCTACTATAAGATGAGAGAAGACTTCAAAGCATACTTAACTTTTAAATGCATAAATAACAGGACGACTCTTAATAAGCCGAACTTAGAGCATATGTGCAGTTCTGAATTTAGTTTTGAAAGCTGGAAGGAGTCAAATTCTATATGATGGAAAATCTTCTTCGTTACGATAAGGATAAAATCTATACTTTCATCGATTTAGAGACAGAAAATTTGTGTCTTAGTTTTGTAAATAATCGTCCTTGGCAATGCGGCATGATTAAAGCTAAAGGAAATGAAATCTTGCAAACTTCCGATATTTATATTAAATGGGATAAACCTATTAATGTAAGTAAAGAAGCTGCTCAGATTACTCGTTTTGACCAGTACAAGTATAACAAGATAGCCATCCATTCTAGTGAAGCTATTAAAACTATAGCGCAATGGTTAGAAAATTGCGATTACATCGTTGGGCATAATATCTTGAACTTCGATATTTATCTTATTAAAGATTATTACGAACTTTACGGTATAGAATGGAAGCATTTAATAAATAAGATTATAGATACTAATTGCCTAGCAAAGGGTATCAAATATGAAATCCCTTACTCTCAAGAAATGGAACTCATTGAATATCAATATCGAATTATTAATGAGAGGAGAAAAGGAATAAAAACTAATCTTACAAGTCTTGGCAAAGACTATAGCGTAGAACACGATTATGAGACTTTACACGACGCACTTAACGATTTACATTTGAATATTAAAGTATGGAACAAACTGAAATTCCAAATCGCAGTATGAATTTTTTAAAAGACTTTCAAAAGTATGACCTTGGGCTTCATGGACTTAGAATGCCTGTCTTCGAAATTGATCAGAGGCACAAGACAAGACTTAAGTTAGCCGATTCAACATCTAATTATGACTTTTTAAGGAGTCTAGCTAGAGAAGGTTTTTACAAACTTAATCTCGAAAAGGGAAGCGACCTTTATAAGAGGTACATTGATCGCGTTAATTACGAGTTACAGATTCTTCAAGAGCTAGAGTTCATCGACTATATCATCCTTATTTGGGATGTTATAAACTATTGCAGAGAGAACGATATTCCAACTGGACCCGGTAGAGGGTCTTGCGCCGGGTCTCTTCTCTTGTTTCTCATCGATGTAACCAAAATCGACCCAATTAAATACGAGTTATTTTTTGAGCGTTTTATCTCGAAAGCCAGAGCGAAGAAAACGGTTATTGATGGAGTAACTTATTTTGATGGTTCTCTATTCCCTGATGTTGATCTTGATATTTGTTATTATAACAGATATAAAGTAATTGCTTATCTTGAAGAGAAGTTCAAAGGTAAGACATCTAAGATCCTTACTCTAAATACTTTAAGCGCCAAACTATGCATTAAGGAATCAGGAAAAGTAGTAGCAGAGAAACAAGAGAGCGAAATGAACGATGTCTCTTCTTATATTCCTAAGCTTTTTGGCCAAGTGAAGAGTCTCGAAGAAGCAGTCACTGAAAGCGAAAAATTTGCTCAATGGACTAGTGAAAATAGTGAAGTTTATAAGATTGCTTTAAAACTTCAGAATCTTAACAAGAATAAAGGCGTACACCCTTCTGGTCTTTTGTTAGCGCATTCTCTGCTTGAGGAGTCTTGTCCAGTAGAATTATCATCAGATAAGCAGGTTGTTTCAAGCTATGACATGAATAACGTTACAGCTTATAATATTAAACTTGATTTGCTTGGCTTGCGAGGAGTATCGGTTGTAGACGATGTTTGTAAATCTCTTGGAATCAGATATGAGGATATTGATGTAAATGATGTTTTTATATATCAGCAATTACAAGACTTTAAGTTGCCTCATGGATTATTTCAAATTGAAGCAGAAACTAATTTTAAAGTATGCCAAAAAGTAAAACCCAAGAACCTTGAGCAGTTAAGCGGCGTATTAGCTCTTGCTCGTCCCGGTGCATTGCAGTTTATTGATAAGTACGCTAACTATACAAACAATAATCATTACGAAAGTATCCATCCTTTCTTCGATGATATCTTGGGCGTAACTGGAGGAGTTTGCTTGTATCAAGAGCAGTTGATGAAAATGGTGAGCAAGGTTGGATTCTCACTTGACGAAGCAGAAATTGTTCGACGCTGCGTAGGCAAAAAGAAGGTCGAAGAGATGAAGGAGTGGGAGCAGAAGATTAAAGACAAGATCTCCCAGCAGAAACTTGACCCCAAGATTGGCGAAGTATTATGGAGAATTGCAAACGATTCAGCCAATTATCAATTTAATAAATCGCATTCAGTCTCATACGCTGCTCTTGCCGCAATATCTATTTATCTCAAATTTAAATATCCACAACAGTTCTTCTTGTCTTTGTTAAAAATGAGCAAGCATGAACCTGATGGTATTGGAGAAATATCCAAGATTGAAAAGGAGTTAATTTATTTTAATATTAAATTGTTTCCTCCTCATCTATTAAAATCAAAAGAAGAATTTTCTATTGAAGGCGAAAATATTCGCTTCGGACTTTTATCTGTTAAAGGCATCAGCGAAAAGACTATCAAAGCTGTCAATGAGTTTAGAGGAGAATTTCAAAACAAATTTGATATCTTTGAAGCTGCTTCTCAAGCCAATTTAAATATTGGAGTGCTTTGCGCCCTTATCCAAGCGGGAGCCCTAGATGGAGACTTTAAGCAGTCAAGGAGCAAGATAGTCTACGAAGCACAGCTTTGGAACGTGTTAACCAACAAAGAAAAAGTAAATGCCAAACTATTTGGAGTAAACTTTGATTACGATTTAGTAAAAATCATTATGCACATGAAAGACAATAAGGATGTGCAGGGCAAGCCTTACATCAAGGAGTCGAGACTCCAAACTATGAGGACTAAAGCGGACCCCTATAAAAAAATCTATGAGATTAATAGCAAGTCAGAGAGTTTTGCTAATTGGTATTATGAGAATTCTATTATAGGTTATAGCGTAAGAAATAAATTGAGAGAAGTTTTTATCTCGAAGAAAGATGATTTAGTATATATAAAAGATATAGCTGACTTTGGCGAGAAGGACGAAGTATGTTTTATTGGAGTAATTAAAGAGTGCAAATCTGGAGTCTCAAGAGAGAAGAAGACCAGATATTTTAAAATGCAAATCTCAGATGAAACTTCTGTGATAAATACTATGATTTTCTCTGACAAAATAGACGAGATGCAAAATCTTAACAATAGGATGCCAAAGGAAGAAGACATCGTTATCGTCACTGGGCAAAAGTTTGGAGACTCTGTTTTCGCTAGAATGGTAGCCATCCAAACGCATACTGTTTACACCAAACTCTCCCAATTAAAAGCCGAAAAAAATAATTGATAAATCGGCTTTTTTCGGGCAAAATAATGTCTGAATGAACCTACAATTTTACAAGGGAAATGCAAAAGTAACCGGAACTGCTTGCTCTTTTCAAACAAAGGGAACGTCTTTGTTCGTTAACTTCATTAAGCAGCATTCTTGGAATGAAGCCAAGAAGCTTGGGTCTTTTCGTGAGAACGCAAAAAACCCAGAAAAGACTACTGTTTTAAAGTTTAACGCAGTAGAGGCCGCAGGCATCGTAGATGCAATTGAAAAAAATGCAGAATATAAGTTTTATCACACTGCTCCCAATTCAAATGCAATGGGTAAGTTTTGCCCCTATCTAAGGGATGGCAATCAGATTGGTTTTTCTTTTAATGCCTCTAAAGAGCAAAAGGGAGACACTGTTAACAAGGTAAGTTTTTTGATTGGCTTTTCTTTTCCAGAGGCCGTTATGCTCAAGACTTTCCTTTTGGAATTTATTAGAAATTCTTTCTATCCTCAAGATGATATTGCTCCACAAAAGGAAGCTCAAGAAGAGGAAGCCCCAAAGAAGCCAGCGTATAATAAAATCCAACTAAATCAACCCGCTGCTCAGACTGAGGCAGAAGCTCAAGCAGAAGAACTCGTATTCTAATGCGGAAAAAAAAGATAGTAATTCAAACGGACTGGTGCCTCGCCAAAACTGGATTCGGTAGGGCGGCGAAAGAACTAGTCTCTTATCTGTATAACACGGGTAAGTATGATATTATCCATTACTGCGGGGGAACCCAAGTGGGTTCTCCCGCTTTATCCAAGACTCCTTGGAAGAGCCTTGGGAGCGTCCCTACCGATCCAAACGAAATCAATAGAATCAATGCTGATCAAACTCTCGCAAGAGATGTTTCTTATGGCAGTTATTATATTGATCAAGTAATCAAAGAAGAGAAGCCTGACGTTTGGATTGGCGCACAAGATCCTTGGGCGTTCACTCAATACTATAACAAGCATTGGTATAAGAACATCACTTCTCTGCTTTGGGTGACTCTTGATTCTCTGCCCATTTATGAAGAGGCGATTAATCAAGCTAAAAAGTCTTCTCAATATTGGATTTGGAGTGAGTTTGCCACGAATGAAATGCATAAAATTGGTATCAATAATGCCAAAACTGTGCATGGCCCAGTAAATCATTCTAAATTTAATTACTTGGGAGTAGAGAAGAAGAAGCAGCTAAAGGCTAATTTTGGACTTTCTGATTCTTTTATCGTTGGCTTCGTATTTAGAAATCAACTTCGCAAGTCCGTACCAAATCTATTAGAAGGATTTAGAGACTTCGTTAAAAATAATCCCGATGTTAAAAATGCAAAACTACTATTGCATACTCATTGGGGAGAAGGCTGGGACATCCACAAGCTTGCTGACGAATACAAGATAGACAGAAAAGATATTCAGACGACTTACGTTTGCAATAAATGTAAAAATTACTTTATCTCGCACTTCCAAGGTCAAGAGCTAAATTGCCCCGTCTGCAAGTCCGAAAAGAGTTGCTCAACCACAAATACTGGATTTGGTGTCTCAGAAGAGCAGTTATGTGAGATTTATAATTTAATGGATGTATACTGCCATCCATTTACCAGCGGCGGTCAAGAGATTCCAATTCAGGAAGCCAAATATTGTGAACTACTAACTCTTGTTACCAACTATAGTTGCGGTGAAGACATGTGTCACCCTGATGCTGGGTCTATTCCTTTGGAATGGTCAGAGTATAGAGAGCATGGGACGCAGTTTAGGAAAGCTTCAACATATCCTTCCTCTATTGCCAAGCAATTGCTCCGCGCCTATAAAATGTCTGAGTCAGACAGGAGGCAGTATGGCAAAAAAGCGAGGAAGTGGGCCATAGAGAACTATTCTGTCCCAATTATTGGAAAAATATTTGAACAATATATTGATTCTATTCCATTTACTACTTATGACTTTTCTTTAAAAGAAGAAGAAAAAGATCCTAATGCTTCCATCCCAAATATCTCTGATAATGGAGAATGGTTGATTTTTATGTACCATAATATTCTGAAGATGAAGCAAGTCAATCAGAATGATGATGGATACAAGCATTGGATGAAAAAGCTCTCTGAAGGAGATCCTCGACAGAATATTGAAAATTATTTTCGTCAAGTAGCAACTCAAGAAAATCAAAAGAATATAAAAATAGATTTTGAAGATATTTTAGATTCTACTGACAAAGGAAAGCGTATTTTATTTGTAATGCCTGAAAGCATTGGAGATATTTATCTTTGCACTGCTCTTCTCGAATCAATAAAGGAGACTTATCCTGATCATAATCTATATTTCGCCACTAAGAAAGAGTACTTCTCTGTACTCGAAGGCCACCCTTCTATACATAGGATACTAGAATATATTCCTCAAATGGATAATTTACTATGGCTAGAAGGGCAGGGTAATCATCAAGGTTATTTTGAGATAGCCTTTTTACCTCATATAGGGACTCAAAAGATATTAAACTATCTTCATAACGGCAAAGACAAGATTGCATTCGACATTAAATAATATGCACCTTTTAGAACAATACTCGCTAGCTTCTGGGGTCAAAATCAAGAAGCCATATATTTATGAAAAGTTCTTTCCGGTAACTGCCGATAAATATGTCACTTTCCATCCAAGCTCAAAAGCTTCAAAAACTTATGATTACTGGCAAGAAGTAATAAATATTATTTCTCCAATCTTAGATAGCAAAGGCATTAAGATCCTTCAACTCGGACTGGAAAAAGAAAAAGTTTATAGCGGTCTAATGAGTTTAGTAGGATTTACTAATATAAATCAAACAGCTTTTATTCTAAGAGATTCTCTGCTGCACTTTGGTGCAGATAGCTTTCCTACTCATATTGCTTCAGGATACAATAAAAAAATTGTAGCCCTATACTCTAACAATTATATCAATTGTGTAAAACCTTTCTTTGGAAACCCAAAAGATCATATCCTTCTTGAGCCCAAAAGGAGCAGCAAGCCGACATTCTCCTTTGAAGAAAATCCTAAAACTATTAATACTATTAAACCAGAGACAATTGCTGCGAGCATACTCACTCTTTTAGATATCCCTTATTCTAATTCAATTCAAACTCTTTATTTTGGCAATGATTACAATAATATGAGACTAGAGATGGTCCCTAATAAAATAGTCAATCCAAATCAATTTAATTCTAATAATATTGTAGTCAGAATGGATATTGAACATAATGAAAAACTTTTAAATGAACAGTTACAAGTTTGTCAATGTTTTATTATTACAAATAGACCTGTTGACGCGAATCTCCTTTTAAATAATCAAAAAAACGTTGGCCGTATCTTCTATGAAATTAAAGAAGACAGCAGCCTAGAATTCGTTAATTTTCTTGCTCATAAAAATATTTCTTATCAACTATTTACTTATTTACAAGGTAAGGAACTAGAAAAAGCTAAACTTAAGTATCTTGATCAAGAGATAATCGTAGAAATGCCAACGAATTTAAAGCAAAAAACAGGAATTGAATATACTGTAAATGCTTTTTATAAATCCAATAAGAGAATAATTAGTAATGGTAAAGTTTATTTAAGTGAATCTTCTCTTAAGAACGAAATAGAGGCAAAGCAGATTGCTGAACCAGTAGTCGATTGTCCAGAGTTTTGGAAAGAAGTTGAGAGCTTTTGGATTTTTAAAGTTGATAAGTCGCCGGTTACCGCATAGTATACCTATGTGAATACCGTAAAGAAACTTGTTCGTTCCTCTGATGGCCTCATTGAAGGTGTAGAATACCATTTTAATGATGACGGCTCTATTAACTGGCGCAAAATGATTAAGCCAGAATTCCTTGTCCCAAATAGGGACAGAACTACTGAAACTGACGTAACTAAGCTAGAAGATAAAGATTTATTAATCCTTCTTGCTGGAATTAAATATGTAGCTCAACTTAGAGGATTCTCCTATGTCGATTACACCGTAACCTCTCCAAGTTCAGACTATGTAGTGGCGGTTTGTAAAATAGAGTGGATTGCGAACTATGAAACGCAAGGGCATTCAATAGCCTTCTCTTCTATTGGCGATGCTTCTCCCGGTAATACGAAAGATTTCGCTCGTCATTTCTTAGGTCCGATTGCAGAAAATAGAGCATTTATACGCTGTGTCCGAAACTTCTTAAAGATCAATATTGTTGGTCAAGATGAAATTGGCAAATCAAAAAATAATGTTGTCGATGACCCTTCTGAATCCTCGGCAGGATTTGAACCTCACGCTATACTTGAAAAAGTAATGAAAGATAAAAGCGTTACTTTTGCAAAATTAAAAGAACGCCTTATCAAAGAAGGTTACGTTAACGCAGACTCGTTTATGTCAATAGCCGACATTCCAAAGATTAAAATCTTTGAAATGATTGAGAGAATTCAAAAGGCTAAGTAATTAAGAAGTCCCAACTCCAGCAGAACTAGACCCTGCGCCAACAGATCCAGCAAACACCTTATTCGCTGAACCAGCGCTTCCCAATCCTTTAAACAAGGAAGCTTCTGAATTTATACTTTCTATTCTTAGTTTTAAATACTTAGAATCGACTGGATCTATTGGATTTACATAATCTCCAGTAGCAGGAACTTTTGTAGAGAAATCGACCCTTAAGCTCTTTCCATTCTTAGACGGTTTTGTTGTCGTAAGCAAGAATCTCTTTCCATTATATCCAGTAGGATATAAGACTGAAGTCTTAAACTGGAGATCCATATCATTAAAATCAGCATCATCATTTGAATATATTTGATCATATCTGATATCAAAGCTGCTTTCTCCAACGTAAACATTTCCAGTCAAAATAACGTCCACTATTTTAGCAAAGTTGTTTGGATTTTGTATATTTAAGAAAGGTTGATCAGTTGTTTCATAAATTGCCCCATAATTAGATAATCTCATATCTAATTTTTCTCCAACAACGAAACCATTGTCTAATGGGAACGTAGTCGAAACAGTATAATAAGCATAGTATTTAGAGCCATCGCCGCTTTGAGTTAGAAAATTATCTCCAGAGAACGAAAGAAAGCTTGGCGTCCTTGATATAAATCCAGAAGCTGGAAGACCTACAGTAGCATTGCTCCCTTGCCAAAAGTTTGTAGTGGAAGAAATCGGATTCGAAAAAATTTCAACTCCTGTGACTTGTCCAACATACGGAGGCATAAACGAAATAAGAACATTAATTGTTGGAACCCCAAAACCTCCATTTGCTAAACTCATACTAACTGAAGAAGAAGTATAACCCGCACCTCCGCTTACAATAGAATAACCAGTAATATTCCCTCCGGGGGAATTATAAAAATCTACTCTAGCACGTTTTTTATTAAATTGAAATGCTGTTGGAAAAATTTCTATAATTTGATTATTTGCTTTAGTGAAAAAATCAACTCCCGTTAAGAATCTAACCCCTTGTCCATTAAAAGATATGACAGATCCATCCCAACCGCTTACTTGAGTAGAGCCATCTAACCTATAGGTTAGATTATTATTTAAATAAGCATCATTGATAGAAATGAAAGGAATATAATTAAAGGCTCCACTTATTTGATATTCTTCTCCTAAATAAGTCTGTAGATAGAATGTCCCAGAAATTGGCCTTATGTCCTCTACATCTTTACCATTTATGCCTCTCCCCGCCATTGATGGAGGATAGAATTTTAATCTACTATAATCTTTATAAATGACACTACTGCTTAAATCTTTTGCATCAGTTGTGACCGACACTCCAGATGAGAAGCCATTAGTTAAATAAGGAAATGATGTAGCTATAGCACCAGAAGCACTTCTTGTAAGAGAAGTAACCCCATCAAACCTAATTCCTGTTACATAATTAAGATTAGCCCCAGTTAATGTAATAAGAGACCTATATGTTCCAGTCGTGATATTTAAAGGAGAAGCAGTAATAGCGGGAGCTTTAATTGTTATAGTCTTATAAAGATTGTCTGCATCAAAACTATTCCTTTGAAAAAAGATTTGACCACTACCAACATAACCATCTAAAACTATATAGCTATTAGAGCTAGTGGTAGTGCCTAAACCAATAGCATCAGAGCCACTAAGTAATAATCCGAGATCAGGTATTTGTGAAGAAACACTAGAAGTGATATTTAAATTTCCAGATAGGATACTATATCCAGTATATGGCTGAGACAGCCCAGAAAGAGTCGCAATATTAATGACTGACATCGCTTGAGAAATTAAATATTGTCCAGTCTTATTAGTTAATAAATTAAATCCGCTAATATAAAGATCTCTTGTTTGAAAAGCGTGAGCATTTATTCCAGTGACTACTATGCCATCTTTCGTTCTATAAGTATCAGCATTTGATCCAGAGATTGTTGTACTTGGATTAAATGATGGAGAAAATCCTTTAACTTCATTTGTAGTGCCAGAAGTAAAGAATCTAAAACTTCCTTTCTTAATATCTCTAGGCACAGAGACTGTCACTCCAGTGGTAGATACCAAAGAAATATTTGGATATTTAATGACTTCATTATTAAATCCAACTCCATAGAATTCAAAATTATTTAAATTGCTTCCTGATAGAGAAATTATATCATTAAGATAAGCAGAATTTGGAGTAATTTTTGATATAATTGGGTTTACAAATGTTAAAGATTGAGAAGTAGTGACTCTGCTTGTGCCATTTAAAATAATTGGACCATCAGCAATATCATAAACTTGAGGAATATAAAAGCTCAATCCACTAATACTCTGAGCATCAAAAGCCGTTATCACCTTGTAAGCTCCATCTTGTCTTCCTAGCTCAATAGAAGAAACTGTATTTAAAAATTTACCAGATATAGAAATTAAAGAACCAGCAATTCCAGTAGTTGGAGAAAACCCATTTACGACGAGAACGCCACTATTAATAGATAATCCACTTGGATAAGTATAATTATAATAGTTAGAATTTATAGTTAAACCATCTCCACTTTGTACCAAATCAGGAACAGTAAAAACCAACTGTTGAGAAAATTCTGTCCCAAACTGAGAAATAGAATAGCCAGTTACTGAATAGTCTCCAATGTTTATAGATCCAACGTAATAGATGTCATTTCCATAACCAGTAGCAAGCTCCCCTTGTGTTAATACTGAGGGAAAGATGCCTGTTATTGATGGAGTCTTTAAAAATGTAAAAGTTTTATCGAAGCCACCAGTTATTCTTGAATATGAATTATCTAATATTAAATTAGATTTTCTTATAGAAGATAAGTTGGGAGTGTTTAGACTTAGATAGCCAAATGTTCTAACATTATCATCGACAAGTCCAACATTTGAATGTATTAGGACTTCTGTATTGACATTATTCCTTGCTCTTCTAATTGGAGCAAAATTTGAATATTGATATGGATTTTCTTTAACTACTCTAATCTCATCTATATATCCACTCCAATAATTAGCAGGAGTATTTGCATAGTCTCTTCCTATATAAATGTCAAAAACTGGGCTAGTTAAACTCTTGTCATTATTTAAACTGAAGTCAAGATTTGAAATACCAAAGTCTAATTGAGAAGCGGATGGACCAGAATAAATTAATCCAGATAAGCTTATGGGGTTTCCATTTAATAATATTTTTCCGTTTATGCTACCATTGTTAATGTAGCTCTTTGATATCGATAAGTGGTTCCAATCTGTAGCGCTTATTTGACCAGAGAATACTGGAGCAAATCCATTCCACTCTATTCCAGAAATAACTATCTGATTTGATGTCGCAAAAACATTTAAACCATTTTCGCTTCCTATTAAGAATTTTTTATCTGAAGCACTCAGGTTAGTTAATGATTTAAAATCTAATTCTACAACAAAACTATTTTCGTAACTTAAAGGAACGTTTGGAGATTGACCCGTAATAGAAAATTTAATGTAAGGACCGGGGCTTCCAGAGAATAAGAAACTCCTATCATCAAACTTAGAAGTATTATTGCTTATCGCTACAGAGCTAGAAACGGTTAAGTCTTTTTTGTTTCTAAATGTGGACTGATACGAATAGCTGTTTGAGTTCTCTGTCCCATCTACGAGAGAGTTAGCATCACCAGTATCTTGGAAAAAAGCTTGAGTATCTGGATAAAGATTATGACCTAAAATTTCAACAGGTCCGCCAATATAATTTTCAAAAGTAGAAATGTTTTTAATAATTGGATCGCCTCTAATTATTTCAAAATTTTGGAATGAAAAGTCTCTACCTCCAGAATTCTTTATAGTAATATCGTAGCAGCCAGCATCAGCATTTGTTCCTGTAAATGTCAAAGCAGAATTAGCAGAGTTCTTTACAAAACTAGATATTGGATAAACTTTATTATAAGCTCCATAATTGTAATCTTCTACATATCCAGAGATATCTCTAATTGTCGATACTTGAGTCCTATCTCCTCTATAATCATAATCAGAATAATTTCCTTGAAGCAGCAGAACAGTATTCGGAATATCGAACATCCCAGAACCAGTGGATACTTGATTAATACTGTTATACAATCCTGCGCCTTTGACAATTCTAAAATCTTCTATGTATCCAGAAAACGAATTAATTCCAGAAGCTGCATAAGAGGCTGTGTTATTAGTCCCTATAAATAACCCGCTACCTGCTGTGATTGTATAAGGAGTTGCCACTGATACTGTTGCAAAACTCTGTCTATTATTACCACTGATGGCATAGAAAGTGTCGCCATTAGCGGACGTTCTAGAAATTAAGACTTTAGTCCATTGATTTGCGGGTATTTGAGAAGTTGCTATATTAAATTTTGCACTATTACCTGCATAGAAAGTCCAATCAGTACTGGCAGCAGGTTTAGAAAAATAAAACCCATTTCCATCCCAACCTCGGTCTTGAAATAAATCAACCCTTTGAGCAGTCGTATATGGCAATGGATTAATTAAAAATTCAATAGTAAACTGATCTGTTCCAAAATTAAAATCTCCTCCAGAAGGAGAAGGTATCTGCAAGTAAGAGTTTCCGCTGAATAATAAAGACCTTCCAAATATACCAACTTGAGAACTCCTAACTCCGCTATTTAAAATTGTCTTAGGTTGTCTATAGTTTAATCCGCTTAAAACAATTCCAGTAGCATAATTGAAATTTTTTCCAATTGCTATATTAGACTGTCCAGAATTTAAATAATAGTTTAAAGCATTGAAGACTACAGGAGCTTTAAGGACTGTAATTTGATTTTTAGAAGTGAAAGAGGTGTTGTCTTTAGAATTTATTGTTACGAATCCTGCATTAGCGTTTGGAGGCACTGTGCCTGAAATAACATCACCTAAGCCCGTAAACGGAGAAGTTATAAAGCCTGTTATTCCATTATCTACAGAGGTAGTAAAATTTACAGGAAAATAGCTTTCATTGACATAAGATAAATTAAAATTATTACCTGAAATTCTAATTATATCCCCTTCGTATGGTAAACTATTGCTAAATCCACTTAGGTAAATAGTCCCATAAAAATTAAAATCACTAGCCACTGAAACTATACCAGTATTATTATAACCACTAATTCTAATTGGACCAGTAGTATAACCACTTGGGACTTTTACCAATAGAACTCCACTAGTAGGCTGATAAGATATATTAGTTCCAGTAATGTTATTGAAAGAAACGTATTGAACCCCACTTAAAGACTTTCCGCTGATAGCAACAAATTGGCCAACATCTTGAGTCTGCGGAATCACTGCATCTAATCTTGGAATTGGGAAAAAATCAACTCCACTAACATACATTGGAGCAGAGAGCGTTGTTCCAGTAATAAAATAAAGGTTTACTTTCCCAAATAAAATATTTTCTGGTACATTAAATTCTATATACTCAGGAGTTGAATCATAATAGGAAAAATCAATGAAACCAGCGCCGGGAACCTGCAATCCGCTTATCGCATAAAGCCCTGCGCCAGTCACGCGCATCCTCTGATTGATTAAACCTGTATTGTAAGTCGGCATGTTATAATCCTTGGAACTGTAAAGATAATCTTATATCGTTAACGAGTACACTTGTTTTGAAGTTAAAAATAGAAGAAGAACTCGTCTCTTCTGTGTCTATAAGAATAGCAGCAGCGCCTTTTAAACCAATAGGAGCCACAGCAGTAATTAAAGAAGTAGAAACTGGGTTAAAAGAAGTGGCCTCCGTATTACCAAAAAATATTTTCTTAACATTTATAAAATTACTACCATTTATCGTAACAGTCGCTCCGGGTAAAATTACCCTTGGAGTAAAGTCAGTTATCACTGGTTTAAAATGAGAAAAATCTTGCCTTAAAGAAAACTCAGATTTGATGTATCCTTGAGCTTCAACCGAAGATGTTTTTGAAGATATTATTCCTGCAAAAGATAATGTGTCTAATGGTTGAGATCCAGTTTGTAAAGATACATAAAAAGAGCAAGGAACGCCTGAATAAGGCAATGAAAAATTAAAATTATCTATTTCGAAACTAAGACTTTGAAATCTTTTCCCTAAATAAGCTCTTCCACTTTGGTCAAAAACCGAAGATCCTTCTTTGTTGTATTTTTCAACTTCTCTTTGGTATCTATAATTAAAGTTAGTAAAATTATAACCATTTGAATCAAACGCAGTACCGTCCAAATTACCAGAGAGATAAAAGTTTGAGAAATTTAAAGGCGCAATCTCTGGTTGACTAGTTGGGGTCACCGCCGAAAAAGAACCCTTTAGAGCTTCAAAAACTTTAATTTCAAGATCGACTTTGGCTAATGAATCTGGAGAGCCTTTTATTGAATAATTAGTAATATATCCATTTTCAAAATAAAGACCACAAAAATTACCAGAAATGCCTTGCTCAGAATTTGCTCCCAATAAATACTCTTTTACAAAATCTTTGCCTGTTAAATAGTAAGATATTGAAAAATTAGTATCTACAGTGTCTTCTGAAGTATAGGTGTAAGAATTTTTCTTAAACTCTTCATTATAGACAGGCGTATTCGAAGAATCAAGAGACATGTTTACGTTAGTGGCTAATATATCAATACCACTTAACTTAAACGGGCAATTTTTATAATTGAAAAACATTTAGAAACTCCTTTTTAATGATATTTTGTTTTTAACAAAATCATCAAGATTAATTGACATATTAGAAGAATCAATCTTACTTCCTGAAGTGTCAATAATCATTATTGATTGATCACCAAAAGTAGTTATATTTATCTTGGCGTTCTCTGCCGTTGATAAGTCTGCATTAGAGAAATTTGAATTAAAATTCTCTATGGTGAAATCAAACGTTTCTTCTCCAGCGGATAGGTCAACTTGCCTTGGCCTTTGTTGTCCCACTGAGTAGATTGGATTCCAATTGATAGAAATTCCATAGGCAAAGTCTAAAACATTATAGAGGGCGGCTGTTCCTGAGACTTTAGCGTTCCACGAATGAGCTATCCCTGATCCACTAGCTAGGTTATTAATTGTAGTTTTATTATTAAGACTTCCAGAAAGATTAGAAAAACTAGATAGAGAAACAGAAGCTTGCACTTTTGAGTTAGGATTTACCGTTAATGAATATCTAGAAGGATAAAAAGAGCCGCTTACTCCTGCTAAAGTGACCTGAACAGGAACATTTGTTTCAGGAAAGCTATTAGTAAAAATGCCTGTTTTTATGTAATCAAAACACTTATATATAGGATCAGAGATGTTTGGGAAATAAGTAAACTCAACATTAGTCTCATCTGCTTTAGTTTTAAACATCTGAGATGAGTTTTGTCTTCCGATTGTATAAGTAGAATTTATGCTCCTATTCACTGTAATAGAAGCATTCTGAGCCAGAACTAAGCCTGACCCAAAACTCGAATTAAATACTACGTCACACTCATTAAAATATTTCATCCTTTTTCCTTATTTCAGATAACCCTTGTACCTTACCGTTATTCCTACAGGAGAATTTACACTAGCAGAGAAGTCTTCGGAAACGTCAATAAAATAACATAACGAGCTTCCAAAATCAAAATCTACTGAATTTCCATTAAAGTCTTTAGTTTTAATGTAAAAATTACTAATGTTTTTTATGTTATATGATAAATCTGACAGCTTTTGCAGAGCGTAATTATCTTGAGCTATATTAAATTCACAACTTACCTCAAGAGGATAGATTGTTCTTACAGAAAACGGAGTTGAAGAACCTAAATAATATGCAGCGTTTCTATTAGTAATTATATTAAGGTTAAAAGAATTAACTCTATTTGTAGTAAAGTCGTTAACTCCTATGTCTATTGAATTTGAATTTACCAAAGATACGGCATTTGATTGATTAAAATTGCCTTGAGAAGCTATAGATCCAGCATCATTATATATTTCAAAATTTGCCCTAACGGTTGGCACTTCTCCAATTTGCGCACCACAAGTATAAGAAGTCAAATAGCCGCTTTGAAATCCAAATAAGACATTAGAACTTGGATTACTCTTCTTAGTAATAAATCCGTAGTTGCCCGCTTCACCCGTACAAGCTAGAAAATCATTTGAAGTAGTCAATAGACTAGTTACAGACAAAGTAGCGCCCTTCGCCCCTTCTGGAGCGTAAAAGCTGCTATCCATACCAAGATACTTGGCATGTTGAACTGGCATTTGATAGGAAGCCTGAATATCCTGAACGCCATGAACTTGGCTTTGATTCAAGTAAAAATCCAAGTTCTGTTTATTTAGTCGAGATAATGCCATCTTATTTTATTATTTACACAAAAAAGTGTAATAATAAGTTGGTAAAAGGAAAAAGGTATGTCTAGTTCAATTTTTAATATTAGTTCATGGAGTAATTCTGTCGCATACAATAAGCATGATATTATCGTATACACAGACAATCGGTATTATTACGCTAAAGCCGCTGTGCCCGCGAATAATGCACCAGTTTACTCTAGTGTTATTTCTAATTCAGATGCTTACTGGGGAGGTTTCTTTCAACATCCTGTTGTTAAAAAAGACTATCCATTGTTTATTTGGAGGCCCTCTTATCAAACTCAAGCTAATTTTGAACCCAAAGTTAGCGTAATAAAATATGGCGATGGTTATGAAAAAAGAGTAAGTGATCAAATTAACTTTAATCTTCTTAATTTTGATTTAAACTTCGACGGTCTAACTCTAGACGAATGTACTGCCATCCTTCATTTCTTTAGCGCGAGGTCAGCAAAGACAGCTTTTATATATTATCCATCTGCACCGTATACAGTTGCATCTACAGATGCTAAACTATTTGTATGTAGAAAATGGGGCTCATCTAACCCATTCTTCAATAATTTCTCTATAAAAGCTACCTTCGAAGAAGTACCCGCATAATATTATGGCTACGCAACAAGAAATTAAAAGCGCATCTTTAAAAGTAAATAAAGAATTTTTCTCTCTTGAGCCCTCTTCGATTATTTCTTTATTTGAAGTTGACTTAAGCAGTCTTGGGATAGCAAATGATTCTCAATTTGTAATTAATTTAAGGAATTTTCAATTAACTTTACCCGGAACAAATAGCGGAGTATTTAATTATACTGTTATTAGATTACATAACAATCTTAAATTAGGTAGGAATATTATTTACTGGAAAGGCAATCCTTATCTACCAGCGCCTCTTTCAACGGAAGGATTTGAATTGGCTTCTAGAGGCGTATTCCCAAAGCCTAAAGTACAAATCAGCTTTTCTGATGACATGCTTGATGTTTTTTCTTTATTTAAAGGGGCTGTCAATTTTGGAGACTTAATTGGCGCAAAATTTACGAGGATTAGAACCTTCGCCAAGTTCCTTGACAGAAGCAATTTTTACCAACCTGATGGAGTTAATACTCTGTCTCCTGACAAATTAATCATACCAGATGGATTTGATCCTGATCCAAATTGCGAATTTCCTAGAGATGTTTATTACTTTGATAGGAAGTCTTCAGAAAATAAAAATAGCATTCAGTTTGAGCTTTCAAGCGCAATAGATTTAGACAGAGTAAGGCTTCCTAAAAGAAGAGTATTAAGTTATATTTGTCCTTGGCAGTACAGAGGAGAAGGATGCCTGTATGAATATCAAACCAGATTAAATACAGACATTCATGGGACAACAACTGCAATACCAAATCAGAGCGATTCAACTGGAGCATCAGCACCAGTTTGTGGCACAGAAGATGATCAAGTAATTAAAGACATGCCTTTGTTTAAGAATTCTACCATCCCCATCTCAAATAATCCTAGCGAATGGGGGTCATCAACTAAGTATGACAAAGGAAATGTAGTTTTTATAGGCAAAAAAGGCATAAACTTTTATTTTGTCGCAAAGTCAGAGGTCCCAATTAATATACCTCCCCCAAATGGACAATATTGGCTAGCCGATCAATGCTCTAAGAGCGTTAAAGGTTGTAAAATTAGATTTGGAGAAAATCCTTTATCTTTTGGCGGATTTTATGGAGTATCTAATTACAATAGAGGGCCGATGTAATGATTTCAGATGAGATAAAGATTAAAATAAAAGCACATTCATTAAAGGAAAATCCAGATGAGTGCTGCGGACTTTTGCTTCTAAATAATAAAAGTATATTAGAACCTTTTCCATGTAGGAATATCGCTCAGGATAAGGAAAATGAATTTGTTGTATGCCAGCTAGATTACTTAAAGGCAGCAATGAATGGCAAAATCGTTGGTATTTATCATTCTCATTGCATACAAGATAATTCTTTCTCAGAGCTAGACAAACAGATAAGCCACAAACTTAATCTTAAAAATATAGTTTATATATTAAAAAGAGACTCTTTCGAAGAGTATTCTCCAGAGAACTACTATAATAAATACATTGATAAAGATTTTGTAATTGATAAGTCTGATTGTTTATCAATAGTAGAAAACTATTACAATGAAGAATTCGGTATTAAGATTTTTCATTATGAAAGAACGACAAATTGGGATAAAGATTATCCAGAGTTTGTAAAACATAAATTGGCAGAGTTTTGCGACTCGCAAAATTTTGATAAATTCTTTGAGAAAGAAAATTTCGTTAAGATTGAAGGAATAGAAAATGCCAGAAAACATGATATCATTGTATTCAAATACCTAGAAAATTACCCTTCTCACTTTGGTGTTTATCTCGGGCAAAACTATATTTTGCATCAACCAAGAAATAAAAAATCAATCATTGAAAAGCTCACAGATGCAGAGAAAAGAAGAATCTATTGCTTCGTAAGGAGTAATCAAATATGTTAACGGAAGAGATTAAAAGCAAAATTATTGAACACGCTAATACTTCTAATAATGAAGTATGTGGGCTTCTCATACATTCAGAGTCTGGATTAGACATACAAAAGACAGAAAATCTTATCAATTCAGCTACTGAATTCATGATGAATCTTGATAGTTCATCTGATATTTTTGCTTATTATCACTCTCATATTAATTTTGATGCTATTTCAGAAGCAGACAAGATTGTATCAGAAAGACTTGGGTTATGCTGCGTCGTCTATAATAAGCAAAGTGGTAGTTTTCACACTTATTCTCCAACAGGATATAAAATTCAATACATTGGTAGACCTTTTCTTTTGGGGTTTGCTGACTGCTTATGGCTAGTAAAAGATTACTATTGTCACGATTTAAATATCCACCTTTGCCCAGAGCTAGAAGTTCTTAAAAACTCTGTGTCCAAAGAGGAATATAATGAAATGGCGAGCAAAAGATTTATTAATGAAGCGGAGTCTTTAAAAAATAAAGATGATTATCTTAAAAAATACTTTGAGTATAATGGATTTAGACGAGTTTCTGACCTAAAGAAAAATGATGTTCTAATAACGAGAACAGAAAAATTCAATTTTCCTATCCATTGTGCTGTTTATTTAGGCAAAGATACAATCTTGCACCATCCGGGAGATGGCATTTCCACCACCGAAAGACTTTCTAATGGTTATAAAAAATGGGTAACTTATATAATGAGATACAACCTCTATGACTAGCATAACTTTACACGGTGAAATAGCCGAACATGTAGGTAGAGAAAAATGGAATTTAAAAGTAAATTCTATAAAGGAAGCTCTGCGAGCTATCCAAGTCTTATCTAAAGGTAAATTATTGAAGTATTTAATCGGCGCAGCAGAGAAAAGCGTCGAGTATAAGATACTTGTTAATAAAAGAGAAATGATGGCCGTAGAAGACATTTCTTTAGAAAGACCAGAGTCTATTTTTAATTCTGAACTAGTGATGATAAATGAGAAACTAGAGACTTTAGACATCGTACCCATCATCAAAGGCGCTGGCGGTGGAGGAGGAGGCGGAAGCAGCAGCAAAGGTGTCTTAGCTTTGGTATTGGGTGTTATATTAATTGCAACAGGAGTTTTTGCTCCTGTAGGTCTTGGAATAGGAGCAAGCGCCGCTTTATCTGGAGCACTAATTGGCGCAGGTCTTGGCCTAGCAGTGACTGGCATTACTTTGTTAATGATGTCTCCTCCAAAGTTTGATGACTTCAGAAAAATAGATAATGGTGGCGGGAAGCCCAACTACTTATTTGACGGGCCTTCTAACATTCTTGGAGAGGGCGGACCTGTTCCAGTTGGGTACGGAAGAATGAAAATAGGATCTCAAACTGTTGAGATATCCACGAATAATGTCGAATTAGATGTCAAGTCAACAGCAGCAGACGTTAAAGATCAAATCAACAATATATAAAAATGAACAATCTTGAAGATTTTAAATACGTAAAAGGCTTTGGCGGCGGCGGAGGCTCAC